GGGTGCATAGGACTACTCCATTTGTAAGGATACTGTTATGTTCTTTTATAAGTTGGGTGGAACCCCAAGACTAATCTCAGGGTTCCCCATTAGTGTAAGTAGCTTATGCTACAACGTCTTCGAAGAAGTAACCCAAATCAGCGCCGACGACTTTCATGTCGTAGGACATCTTAACTTGGATGTGTTCTGCAACTTGCTGACGCTTCAGGGCATCGTCGGAGAAGCTCTCGACGGTAACACCAAGGTTGTTGACCCCTGGAATGTTGTTCCATGCGAATGTCAGACCAGCAGCAGGTGTCATCAGACCAGCAGAGCGTGGTGTGTGTGCCAGCAGTGCGTTCTTGCCACCGATAAAGGCGTTAGCTTCTGCTACACCTTCTACAGCACCGTTCTTAACTGCTTCCATGACGTAGAAGTTTTCTACTTCAAAGATTTCAGCCAACTTAGCGTCTGTGATAAGCGCAGTGTTAGTAACTGTTGCGCCACCATTCAAACGAGCAAGTACGTCTGGGTGGTTAACCAAGATGTCACGAACTTCTTTACCAACAACCATTGTGTTTGGCTTGAAGCCACCAGAACCCAACTGCATTGTACGACGTGCAGTAGTTACGTCTGTCAATGGTGTGGAGTTCGTGTAGTCAGACCACAGGTTAGATGGTGTGTTGTCTGTAGCCCAGATACCAGCAGAGAAGAAGTTGTCAGCGAACTGCTCTTCACGGTGGATCATCAGACGGTTTGTCAGAGTTTGTGCGCCAGCGGAACGAATTTCCAACATAGCATCTTCGTTAGCAAGTGTCTGCTCGTCGAAGTCCATGCCGAGGCCAAATACGTCAGCAAAGTAACTATCGTTGGAGATTTCCATACCGATGCGGTTTACTTCAGTGCGTGGTGCAAGTTTCTTAACGTCGCCCGAACGGTTCATGTTCGCACGGTCGTATGTGTAATACTTGTCCGACTGACGCTGTACACCTACAGTTGGGAATACTTTGTCAGCGATGAAGTTTGTTTGCTCTTGAACGTAAGCGAGTGTCAAGTTCGAAAGCGGCTGGTCAATATGAACAGCAGAGGGAGTCAAAAGAGGCATTATATTATTCCTTTATATGCTAGGTTAGGCTACTACGTTGCCGCCTTGGATCAGTTCGATCTCAATGATCTGATTGTCCACACCAGCTTCACGGGCATAGCCCATAACGACATCACCAGTTGCAGCGGTGATTGCGTCACCGTTTGCATCTGTCTGTACGGCTGCACCAGCAGCAATAGTACCGCCAGCAGTAACCATAACTGAGCCTGATACACAGACAGTCACAGCAGCACCAGCAGCGCCACCTGCGAGGCAAACGCCGATAGCGTTTTCACCAGCAGCGTCAGCAAGATCAACTTGACCATCTGACTCAAGAGTTACGAATTTAAATTGTGCGGCGGAGAGATCTTCGCCAGCGATGAATGTGCGGTTATCACGAGATTGCATAACAGCCATGATTATTCCCCTTTATAGGATTTGTTAATAAGCGTCTTACCTTCGTCGGTCTTAGCTACAGCAGCATAAGCCTTGGCATAATCACTCTTTTTCAGTTGGTTGTCGTCCATGTAGGACTTAACGAGAGTATCTAGTTTGTCGGCAGAGGTAGCGAACTCACCGTCTACATCGGACTTACCAAATTCTTGCATGGCTGCGTCAAATGCTGCGTCAGCGGCCTTCAGTGCTTCCATGATAATTTCTTCGTCTGAGAACTTAGCTACGAGAGCTTTAGCAACAGCAATGTCGAAGTGTGGCAGAGCTTCGCCAGCACGTTTCGTCAGTTCAATGTCAGCTTTCTCTACAGCAGCTTCTTCAAGTGCTTTGAGGACTGGCGCTGGGATGTCTGATTTAGCAACCATCTCACCAGAAACTTCTACCATCTCAACTTCTGCTTTCTTTTCGATAACATCAGATTTGATGACGTAGCCATTTTCAATAAGACCTTTGCGAAGACGCTCGTTTTCGGCCTTGAGGGTGTCAATTTCGACTTCCTCTGCCGTTGCTTCTTCTGCCTTATCTACTTCTGGAGCTTCTTCCATTTTAGCGGGTTCAGCTTCTTCTTCCTCTTTCATCATGTCGTAGCCAAGAGCTTTCATAGCCTCTGGTTTACCACACGACTTTTCTTCCATGTACGCCTTTACTTTGGCTTCCATTTCTTCAGTCATTTTAATAATTTCCTCTTCGGAATTGTCACGCTTGAAGAGACTAACCATTGCCTGTGCATTGGCAGGACGGTCTACAAGAGACAGTTCTTCAAGTTGCAAGTTTTTTAGGAGGTTAGGCAAGATTAAATCTCCTCTTTCATAGCACGACCACCAATAGAGAAGGCCGCAAGTTCCCCAGACTTAACCATATCCCAGATTGACTCATCGAATACTTTGTATGCAACGACCCATCCTTCACGATCAGACTGGATACCAAGAGCATCACCAATTTCTTTAGTGATAGGGAGAGAATGAACTACAGTTCCTACTTGCTCCCCAGTGTGCATAGCCTTGCCGACACGCACATGCTCCATAAATTCGTTTACAGCTTTCACAAGAGTGTCAGCTTCGATAACATCCCCTTGGCGGTCAACTACAGCTTCACCCTTTTCGGTTACTACTGA